TCTGCCGAACTTTCTCGGTTAAGTCTTTACTCTTTTATTTGCAATAAATTTGCGTGTCACCAGCAGCCAAAGAACTATCAAATTCAGTGCGTTCAGCCATCGAAAGTCCGGCACGAACGGAAGCCATATTTGGAACTATAATATCTTCACCTGCAATATCTATTGAACTAAACATATCACTAATATCTACATCAAGTCCCATAGTATCATCTGCTTGTTGAGATGCTTCAGCGGCTGTAATATCTTGTTCATTAATAATAGTTTCTATTGACTGAGTAGGTTCTTCTACTTGTTTATCAACATTATCTTGAATAAGTTTTTCTTCAACACTTTTTATATCTTTGAACTTCTTACCGAACGCTCTAAGTTCTTGAGCTAATAGAGTATTATCTTTAATCTTATTGAATCCAAATAATTCTCTAATAAGTTCTATAACTTTTTGCCATAGATTTGGTCGTTTAACATCAGCAGATACTTCTTTTGTACTACTAATATTATTAAGAGCTTCGTTAAGAACATTATTTGTAAGACTTTCAACAATAAGCTCTTCAAGCATATAGTTATAATCTTGATTAGGAAAACTAGCTGGGTCAACTACTTTACGAAGTTGAGCTATATAATTATCTTTATCGTATAGATTATCTTGTATATGTTTGGCAAATTCAGGATAAGCATCAGGATTATTAAGAGCATCAATAAATCTATCACGAATAGTAGTCATTTCATCTATAAAAGATTGTGATTGCATGATACCATTATCATATATACGTTTATGAAGTTGTTCATGAACTAAAGTTCTAACAGCTTTATATTGACTACCTCTAGCTAAATCGAAATATGATTTTAATAAAGTAACTTTACCTGTACCTGTATTATAAACAGCAAAATCAGTTTCATTATTATCAGTAACAATATCTACATTGGTGGGTATTAATTCTTCTAGAATAATTCTACTAGCGGAATCTGCAAAATCAGGAGCAATAGCTTTTATTAAAGATTTTGTATTAACATCTTGTTGATTTCCACGTTGTTCAATAGCAGTAATAGATGATTGTCTAGCTGTCTCCTCATCCTCTACGGGGCGCAGCACTTCGTATTCTATCCGCACCTTTTGTTTAGCGGAATTATCTTTAGGATTTGGTCTAAAGTTACTTTCTATATTACCAATCTTAGTTTTACCTAATCTTATTTTACCAGTATTATTTTTAATAATATAATCTAAATAATTTTCATAAGTAACAGAAGTATCTCCAAATGTTATAGTTAATTGACCATTATCTTCATGTTTAACATAATGATTTTTATCTCTATTCATTGGAATATCATAACTCATACTATATGTAGAACCTGCAAGAAGTTTATCAATAGTATTTGTTAATTCAGTTTCTAATGAACCTCCCCAACCAGTTCTTCCTAATCCAGCACCATTTGTCATAGTTGGATTAAGCGTAATGCCTGTTCCTTCTTCTATACTATTATTTTTATATTTAAATATAGTAAGCATTGGAATATTACTACCAGCCGGAGCTATAATAATACGATTATCATATTCTATACAATTAACTCCATTAACAAAATTCTTAACTCCGAATATATCCATCAATCTATTTCTAAGTTCTTCAAACGATATATTATTCATTTGTCGTTCTTTAATAGAATTGATGATTTCGTTTCTAATAGCAGTTCCCAATTGAGTAGTACTATCAAATCCTTGTGGAATCACTTTAGCATAAAAAGGTTCATTAGTTCCATTAGGTACAATAACTAATAAGTTAGTATTATTAAAGCCAGCTTTAACTCTTACAGTTCCATTAACTGTATCTCTAATTTCACCATCAGCGGTTACTATACCTAAATGAATATCATTATAATTAAATCCTACAATAGCCTTATCAATAGATTGAGGTTCAGCATTTATATCAAATATCGCTTCTCCTCTACTAACATATTTAACAGTAACTTTAATATTATCTATGTTATTATCAATATTATCAACCATCTTATAGTTATTATATTGCTTAGCAATAAATTCTCCATAAGATATATAATTATCATTAAGATTGTCACTTACTTTATAAAGATATATATTACCTATATTACGAAGTAATTTTGTACCTACTTCATTATTCTTATTTTTATTTTTAAGTAAAGGTAATAATAAATCTGATAAAGGGTTATTCCATAGATTGTTAATATCTTCATCAGTAAGTTTATTAAGTCTTGCTTTATAAATAAGGTCTATAAACTGTTTAGCTTCATCACTAATCTCTCCATTCTCCGGATTCAGTCTATCAAACAATTCATCAAGACTACTACTATAACCATCTTCTGTATATCTTACTTCATAAGACCAAAACTCATTACTAAATACATATCCGTCATTATCAGAAGTCTTTCGCATCTTCTTATTGAATCCTATCTTTACAGGAATATCAACTCCTCCATAATTAACTGTTGACCAAAATGAAATACCTTTTGGTTCGTGTCTAACTTCTAATTCTTGACCAACTTGTAAAGTAGCCAAAGCTTCTTCTCCTTGTTTATTCTCTGTATAGATACCTATATTATTATCTAATTCAGGGTCTTCACGCTCTTGGTCTTGAACTAGTTCCATTAGTTTTTCTCTGTCTAAAGTTAAATCTCTAGGAGAAATATTAATAAGATTCTCATCAGTTCCTAATAGAAGATATGTTCTTAATTCATCATATAGTTTATTAACAGTCTCAAATGTAGCATTACTTTCCTTAATTGCAAATCTCATAAGACTTATTATATTAAAATAGTCTTTGCCATTCATCGATAGAATGTTGTTATTAGCTTTATATATATCTATCAGATTACGAAAGTATTCTGCTTTATTAGCTTGTTCATCACTAACTATCTTTGATATAACAAAATCTATACTACTAGCGTGTTCATCAGCATTCATTTCTTGAATACTTTTATATATATAATTTACACTACTAAGTTCCTTTGGAAGAATATCATCAATTATATTAGCATCGAATCCTTCATTTATAAGTTCATTTTTGATAGTAGCATATTGTTCATCATAAGGCATATTAACTAATTCCTCATCAGTATTCTTTAAGAACTTATCTAGTACATAAGCATTTATTTCAGAACCAGCATTAAATTGTTTTTCTTGAATAGCTTCTTGTTGTGCAAGAACAGATTCTATTTCTTTATCAGCGCTATCTTCTTCGACATCTCTAACAATTTCTGGTGGTGCTTGTTGAGGTTCCCCCGTAGGGGATGGAGAGATTGCATCATCTTTATCTTGTTTCTGTTCTTCTTCAACAGGAGCTTCTTGTTTAACTTGTGCAACAGGTGGAACTTGTTCTACTGGTTTATTATTAACAGTAGCTACAGGTTGGTGTCCTTTTTGCCTTGCTTTTAATCTAGCGTGCCTACTTATAACATCAGTGATAGGTTCTGACGATTCATCGAACATATTAATATTCTTAACTATATCATCAAGTTCCTTTTTAATATTATCGTTTAGTTCTGCATCTTTATTTCCAGCTAAATAATCAAGAACTGTATCAATATCGTTTGATTCAAAAGCATTATCTAATCTTTTAATATTATCTTTAAGAGCTTCATCTTTAACAGTTCTATATTCGTTTTCTATATATTTAGCTCTATCTCTAATCTGTTGATTAGTTTCTGCAACATCACTATCTATTAGAGTTTTTCTTCGTTCAGCCATACTACGACCAATAACAGCAGTGGCTATATTTTTATCTATATTACCAAGTTCTTGAAGAGCAGTATTATTTCTATTTTCATTATATAAAGCATTAAATTCAGTTTCATTAGTAGTATTAGTAGATTTAACAAATGCTTGTTTCTTCTTATTTATTTTACGAGCAATATGGTCATGCTCAAACTTAGTAATAGTTTTAGCTTTAAGATTATCATCATTAACTTTAAGTTGTTGATTAAGATAATTAAGTTCTTGAGCAATTCCTTCTAATTGAACAGCTCTATTTAATTCATCAACTCTAGTTTTAGTATTAACATCAGATATATCATTAAGAGATTTATTATATTCATCAGTATATTTATTTATTATATTTTGTTCATTTCTAGAAGCTAATTTATTATATGTATTTTCTTTAGCTATTTGACTAGCTATATTAGCATCTTTAGCATCATTATTTATTGCTTTATTAAGCTCTGTTTCATAAGTCTCAGATACTTCATTCATTTTAGCAATAATATTAGTCATAAATTGTTTAGATTGCTCTTGCTCAATAGCTCCTGATTTGTCCATATATTGAGCTATATCTTCTGACATAAGGAAATCTTTTAGCAAATCATAATTACCTTTATCAATAGCATTAATAGTTAAATCTGTAATAAGTTTCTCAGTAGCATTTTGTTTTAATGCTTCTTTTTCTGTTTCATTTACTTCTTCATAAACGTTATTACCGTCAGCATCTTGGACTATATTACCTTCATCATTAATGACAGGACTATTAGGATTATATCCTTCATTTAATATAGCCATATCATTAATATATTTATCTATAATACTAGCTCTAGTATCTATTTCTGCTTTACGACTTTCTGTTAGAATATCTTTATTTTTAGATATATATTTAGCGTATTGTTTATTAGCAGCACTACCTATACCTTGAAAAGCTACTCCTCCAAGCCATCCCCAAAACGATTGTTCCCACATTTGAGGGTCTTTAAGATAATCAGTATAAGTACGAGATTCATGTGCATCATTAAGCATTTCTCGTCCTTTATCAACTCCTGCTTGTTGTTGTATATATTGCCATCCTTCTTCAAATCCTTCACTTCCTTCACGAACAATATTAAGAAGACTTTCTTTATCAGGAACTCGTAGATATTTCTTAATACCAGTAGGAGCTTGTATTTCTCTACCAACTAATCTAGCAGCAGCTTGTTCATTAGCTTCTCTTAAAGTTCTATTAGTAGCTATATTTCTAGCACCTTTCCAAATATTTCTTAATCCTTTAAGCTGAAACGCGTCTAATAACATAAGCCACATATCGTTCTTAAAAGTATCATCAGCAGATTCTCCTGATACATATTTAGCAATTTCATCATCACTAAGTCCACGAAGTTTAGGATTAGCATTATATAAAGTTTCTCTATCAGATTCTGACATAGAAGCTAATCTTTCTTTAGCTTCATCATAAACTTGTGTATAAGTATCTCTAGCTTCTATATAGTTTTCAGCAACTCTACTAGCAGCGGCAGTTCCCATAATATCACTACCAACTTCTGCCATTTTACCAAAAGTATTTGGTCTACCAAATGGTTTACCTGCTACTTTACCTATACCACGAGCTAATCGTCCAAGACCTGCAATTTTACCTAATTTAGCGACAGCAGTTCCAGGTATTAAAAGACTTAATGTACTAGCTATACTTACAGCATTACCAAGCCACCATCCACTATCACTAAAATCAAAGTTTTCATTAGGGTTTTCTCTATATATTTCAAGTCTTTCACGAATAGCATCTTGCCATTCTGCAAGTTGAGAACTAACAGGATTAGTATAATCATCGTCAGTAACTCCTATAAGTTGTCCAGCTGCATCAACTAAATCACTAAATCCACGAAGAGTACCAAGTACAACTTCAGAACCAACCGCTTGTCCAACGAATCTACCGGTTTGTTCAAGTACTCCTTGATTCTCTGCACGTTCTTTATTAAGTTCTTCTTCAGTATCATAAGGATTAACATAAGTATCATAAGGAGTATATTTATCTACATCATATTGATTAAGATTATATATACCTCTTGCTAATGTACGTCCTAAAACAGAACGTCCCGCATCACTTGTAGAAGTGGCGGGATTGAAATCTGTTATAGTAGGGGGCTGTAATGCCCCCTTTTTAGTCTTAGGATTATAGTCAGGATTTCTTCTAACGTTTCCTTCTTGCGCAAACTTTAGTATATCCATATTATTGTCCCATTATATTGTTAATTAATTGTTGGTAATAATAAGCGATTATGTTTTGATTACCGGCAGCTCCTGTAATATTTGCTAAATTAGTAGCTGTTTTTTCAGCAATAGCTTGTATAGCTTCTGGTTTAATATTAGCTCCTGTTTGATATAAATTATAAATATCATTCCATTGATAATAAGTATCTCTTAAATCAACTGCTGTTTGAGGAGATACAGAACCTAAAGAACGATTATTAGTTTTATCATAAACATTAAATCCTTCACCCGTAGGTATCATAGTTATCTTATCAATATTGGCAAAAGCAGAAGCATTAGTTAGATTAATATTACGTCCAGCAGCTCCATATATATTTATATCTTTCTTAGCTTTAAATGTTGTATCATTATTCCAACTTTCGACTATTGCGCTATCAAATCCTCCAGGAGCATAAAGAGTAATTGGTTCTCTTTTAAGTTTTCCTTCATTATCATAAGTTCCTAATATAGTAATTTGAGGACTCCATTCTCCTGTTTTAAAATCTTGAACAGCTACTATTTCTAAATCATTTTCTTTAGCACTTCTAATAATAGCAGTAAGTTCTTTACGGTCTTCACTATCAATAGGTTCAAACATATTATTATCTCCAACTCGTAGAGCACCTGTTTGAGTAAGGTCTATATTACGTATAGCCTTCATAGCTTGGTCTTTAGCTACTTTATATTGATTAGTAAATTCTGACGATTTAATAGCACCTGTTTGTAATTGAAATACTAATTCAGCAGCATTAGGTGTAGGTTCAGTAACAACTTGTTGACCTACATTAAGTTTACCTCCTTTTAATACATCATCGTTCTTTGATTTTAAAGTATTATCTACAAAGTCCAATAATGGTCTAAATACTTTATTACCTTGACTACTATCTCCAAAACCTGTATCTTGATTAGTAGCACTATATAACGAAGTTTCATTACCATTACTATCTACTTGAACTATATTATCACCAGCTTTAGTATATATTTTATTTTTAATAGTTTGCCATGTACTACCAAAGAAATTATGAGTATTATCAATAGCGTTCTTAGTAGCTTTAGCAAAACTATAAAGACTTCTATATTGGTCTCTAGGTAATTCCACATATCGTTTTCCTTCTTTAGAACCAATATTTATACCTAAAGCTTTAACTTTATTTTCTCCTCCAATATTAGCAATAAATTCGTCAAATGTATCGTCATCAGTAAAATACTGTCTAATAGACTTACCATTTCCAAATATATTATTTACCATATTAGAATATTTAGCAGCATATATATTATATCCCATATCAGCATTTCTATTTACTCCTTTAAGAACTCCACCCGGGTCTTCTCCAATAGGTGGTAAATCACTCATACTAATAATAGCATTATAAGTATCAAACGCTTGTTGTTCTCTAGTACCAACTCCTTCTTTTAACCCATTAAGATATTCTTGAGCGTCATCTATAATTTCAAGATTACCTAAAGCCCTATATTGTTCCATAGGGTCTTTTATATTATCTTTAATAAGTTGTTTTATATCATTACTACTTTTACCGTCTAGATTAAAATCTAGATTAGGATTAGAAGCTTTAAGTAAATCAGCAATATTTTGTTTATTAGTACTAATTTCTGCTTGTGCAGTAGATGGAACAAAATTATCAATTCTTATAGGATTTGTAGTAGTAGTAAGTATGTCAGAATAACCAGTTCTATTACTAGCTCCTCCACTACCAGCAGCAGCTTGTTGTCTAGCCAATGCCAATTGAGCTTTCCAAGCCTCTCCATATGTAGTACTAGAAGTTTGATTATAATAAGTAGCTGCTTTATAAAATGGATCTATTCTTTTATTAAGATACTCTTCGGGGGTTAAAAGAATACCATCTTTATTAGTTATATCAGGATTATTACCACCACTTTTATCATATTTCCATTTAGCAATTTTATAATCTTGGTCAAGACTAGCTTTAGCTCCAGGAGTATTTTCAATTACAGCAGCAACGGCAGCAGCTAATTTATCTTTACTAAGTCTTTCCCATTTATTAGTAGCAGACGAATAAATTTCGCCTGTAACTGATTTAGTAATATCATTAGTAACTTTACCTTGAGAATCAAGCCATCTTGTTTGACTACCTCCACCAGATTCTTTAGCAGCCCATTGAAGAGCTTTATCTAGTAATTGGCTCATAGGAACTGTACTAACTTCTTGTACAGCAGGATTCCATTTACTACCTCCAATAATATTACCTTTACTATCAGTTATATCTTTATAATTATAAGTATTTTGTTCTTTAAAATAAGCTTTATAATCTTCAGGAATATCAGTACGTTTTTCAAGATTGTCAATATACTTCTTATAATCTTGTTGAGCACGAAGTCTACCAATCATACCAGGATTAGACATTATAGAACCATTTTCACGAATAACATCGTCTAAAGCTCCATAAGCATTTCCATAAGTACTATTATTAGTAATTGCACTCTTTATTTTATTCACTTGTTGTTGTCTCCATTCATCTTCTGCTTCATTCAAATCAAGCTTGGCAAGTTCTGCCTCCACAGCGGAGGCAGTATCTATTGCTTTAAGATGTCCTTGTTCAAGTGTATCATAAGCCTGTCCTAATTTATCCAAATCAATTGGATTAATAACAGGTCTAAACACAGGATTAAATTCTTGTATAGGCATATTTATTAATATTAAATTGTAACACCTTTATCTCTAAATAATCTCTTATCTGTATTAGGATGTGTAGCATCATAAATACCAAGAGTATTATTATAATTTCTACGATTTTCAATACGACTAAGCATATCTTGAAGTCCAGCATTAATACCACTAAACATATTATTAAGAGAACTAGCTTTTTGTTCTCTAATAGCGTTTCTAAATTGAGTAGTACGATTTCTCCAATCATTATAAGCAGCAGTATTTCTACTTCCAACTCTTTGTCTATTTAATCTATCTTGATTAATAAGTTGAGTTTCTATATTTTCTTTTTGACCATAAAGATTATTTTTAGCATATTGTCCAGTATTACGCAATCTTTGTTTTCTTTGAAGAGCTACTCTACTACTAGATGTATTAGCAGTAACATCATCCATACTTCTACGAGTATTCTCATTAATTTCACTTATTTGAGGTCTTATATTAAAATGAGTTTTCATAGCAGCAGGAATTTCATACATAGGTTCACTGGGAGCTTCCATATTATTAAGTGCTTTACGAGTATTTATAGCATTAGCAACTGTACCACCTATATTACCAGCAAGACCTATAATATCATTAGTATCTAATTTATCAAATAAAGTAAGTCTCTTACGAGGAGATTCAATAACATCAGGAACTCCTGTATTTGTACTAGCTCCTTCAATAGTACGTGGTTCTATTCTAGTAGGGGTTTGAGCACCTCTAGTATTAATACCTTGAATCATTGTGTTTAAATCTGCAAATTTAGGTGCAGGTTTAGTTGGTTCAGCAGGTTTAGCAGCAGGCTTAGATTTACTCTTTCCACTTCCCCTACGGGGGGCTGTTACTTTGGTCTGCTTAGTCGTCGTAGTTGTCTGAACTGGTTGTTCAACTCTAGTACTTCTAGTAGCCATAGTCTTAGGTTTACTTTCTATTTTATCAGGAGTATATTGTGGACGTTCTAGCATATCTCTAAAATCGGTTCTTGCTCCTTTAGCGTCTCTACGAGCAGCAGCTTCAACATCTTTATCAGTTCCTTTACCAATAGGTTTAGCAGCATTACGTCCTGTAACTTTATATTGTTTTCCTTTATATTCGAAAGTATCTCCTATTTTATATTTAGTAGTATCGATTCTAAAGTCATAGTCTTTACCAACGGCGGCTTTTTCCCGTTCCCCCGTAGAGGATGGAGAGATAACTAGACCTGATTTGACATTACCATTAACTGTTACAACTCTACCTCCTACTTTTTTTTTACGATTAAATATTCCTCTACCATATTCAATCATATCATTAAATCCAGCAGAAAGTATATCACCAACTTCATTACTACCACTTTTACCATAAATAACGTCTCCATTATTATCAATATAACCAATTCTTCCTGGTTTATCATTAATAGGACTTCTACGTTTAACAGGACTTACAGTATTACTTTCTACTCTAACTGTATGTTCTTGAACAGGTTTTGGTTTAGAAGGAACATATCTATTAGCTTCTAATTGATTAATTAATCTGCTATTAACTATAGGAGCACTAACTGTAACTTCCGGAAGATTATTAGAAGTTATACTACTTCTAGTACTTGTTTGTTGATTAGTTTTAGGTTTTGTAGAACCAGCTAATTGAGTTCCATATTGTTTACCATTCCAAGTAAATTCTCTAAGACCTTGTTTTCTAGCAGCAGCAAAAGCACTATTAAATGATTGTCTTTTAGTCTTAGGTTTATCAGTAGTAGTATTATACTTAGTATTAGTTCTTTCAATAGCAGTTCTATTACTTGGAGTAACAGGTAAATTACCATAAGCATTATTCATTGATAATGTTGGTAGATTAAGATTGCGTCCTTGATATTGAGAATTAGTTCTTGCATTTCTAAGAGCTTTAATAGTCTTAGCTTCTTCTCTACCATAATAATCTCCGGCAAGAGTAGGATAATCTTCTCTTATACCTCCCATACGTTTCTTTTTCAAATCTGGATATTTTTTATAAACTTTAGCTTTAACATCAGAACGACCATGAAGTCCAGCAAGACGCAAAGCATCTACTGCGTCTGCTCTAGTAGGTATTGGATAACTTCTTCCACCACCAGCAAAATCTTTTTTATTAACATTAGGATATGGTTTCTTACTTGAACCATAATCTTTATCTCTACTTAATCCTCCCATACGTTTCTTTTTAGTACCATCATCATTAATACCATTTACTTCTTTAAATCTTTCTTGAGCATTAAATACTTTAGCAGGATTAGCGCCACCCATTACAAGTTTAGCAGGACTATTACCATTAAGAATAGGTTGAGCACTAAATACTTTTGAACAATTTCTCCGTCTTCAACTTCAAGTCCTGTTTTAGGATTCTTACCAATATCTATACCGCCAGCTTCATGTTTTCTACCTGACATATAATATAGATTACCTTTTATATTAGTGGCACGTCCGCCACGAATAACATTAGGTTTATATCTAGTCATAATTATATATTATTATACGAAATAGACAAAACTAGCCATTTTAAAGCTCTCTGTCAAACGATTATCAAAATCAATACTAATTATCACAACCTATATCAAAATCCAACAGCGAGCAAATAAACATAGTCTACGTTAATATTCACTTCCGTTTTTGTCCACCGCAAACCATTCGGCATACTGATTTACGACCACCGTAACGTTTAATTGGTTGTAAAGTAGTAGGAAGATTCAAATCAGAATTAGCATTAATTCCATTAATAGGAATAGGCTTAGTAAGATTATCTTTACGTTGTTCAGCAATACGTTTAGCATTATGTTTAGTAAGTCCTTTTCCTACAGTTTGTCCTATTACATTTCCAGTTTGAGCAATTTCCGGACTTTCAGTTACAGCACTAACTATATTAGCAGCTCCACTAATAGCGCTGCCAATAATCTCTCCCACTCCACCAATAGCTTTTTTATTTCTATTTTTATATTTTTTATTTTTAGCAATACCGCCATATCTCATATATTGTTCCATAAAATTATCTTGTATTTCTTCTTGACCTTCAAGTCCAGCATTAAGAGCTTCAATACTTTTATAAGTTTCTTCATTACGTTTAATTGCTTTCTGACGAGCAGCTTCTCGTCTAGCGGCTCTTTTTCTTTTACGCGCTCCTATAATTCCTCCAGCTATACAAGTAGCCGCTCCAATAATAGCGCCAATAAAAGCTTTTTTTCTAGGTTTATATTTATTATTTTTCATCATTAATGACATTCTATATTGTTTACGCTTATTCTTTTATCATTACTATAAAATATAAATCTTATAACAAAATATTTACCAACCACAAGCGTATCATTAAGACTTTTTGTAGTTATAAATTTAGTATCAGGATGTAGTTTACCATTACCTCTAATTATAGGATTTTTGGTATCTATGTTAGCAATCTTATTTCTAAACCAATTGAATATCCAACTTCCATATTTATAATAAGGATGTTTATAATCTTTCATTGTCTTCTTTGGAATACTAATATCTATATAATCACTATAACAACAATTAGTATAAATAAGAAGTCTAAGCCCACTATAATTATCGTCAGTAGCTTTATTAACAGAATATGATATATAATTAAGTACTTTATCTATATTATCATTGTTAAATACAACATCAACAAAAGAACAAGGTTTTCCTTCAATAGTAAGTTCTGTTTTAAATATATTAATATTGTCATCTATAATATTGGTATAATCTCCAAATTTATCTAAATTAAATTTATCAACAGAAGATTCTATAATTTGATTATTAATAAAATAAGAATTGTTCTTAGTATTAAAGCAATCATCATACCAATAACTATGAGTACTTAACCAATATTTACCATTAAAACTATAACTTATAGCAAAATGTTTAGTCTCATTATCAATTTTAGCTTTACCTAAACATATCATTCTTTCATTACGTTCATCAATAGCAAAATTTATATCAACAATATCATGTTTAAATAAGTTCTTAAATCCAGGAGTAATTTCATCAAGATTATTTTCATCAAATCTATAAAGTTTATGAGCATCGCTATCATAAAAAATATAACCATAATTGCTACAAACAAATTGATTAACTTTTTGAATACCAGCATATCCTCTAGTACTAGTAAACATTTCAACATAATCTATATCAAAAGCATCAGGAATTACTAATTGAACATCTTTATCTTCTGTTCTCATACTCGAATCTCTATTGAACACAAACATAGAATGTTCACAATGAGCAATAAGATAACTACCAACACCAATGATATTTATAATAGCTCCTTTATTTTCAGTTATAATTTTATATTGTTCCGGTCTAAATTTTCTCCATTTATTTTCTACGGACTCATTAGTTATAATATCACTACGGCGAATAACTTTATCATAATAATCTATGAAATTAGCATAATAATCTTTATCAAAATTAGAAATAAGTTTATCAGCATAATCATAAAAATTAGGTTTAAGTTCATATATATCATTAAGCATAGTATAATATACATGAGTAACTAATTCTGTATATATATGAGCAGTATCAGAATCAGTACCTTTAAAACCATAATATTTAGATATAGGTTTAGATTTAATATTCTTAGCAAAAGTAGGATATAAAGAATAACTATTCATTCTTACTCCAACAGTAGGACAATGTAAAAACTTAGAAGTACTATAATCCCCTTTAGGGAAATCTTCTGTATATACTCTTCCATCATTTGTTTTAGCAGAAGGATGAACTTCATCATAATTAACTCCCCAATAGTTCATATCAAACACTTGATTACTTACCTTATAATAATCATAGTTATAATTATATCCTTCATAACCATATTCATATTTTTTATTAGGTTCATAATCTACATATTTAATATATCCAAGACTGATAAGTTCTTTATTCTTTCTTAGGTATATATTATCTACTATATTAAGTAATAATCCGAAAGTTAATTGTTTTTTCCGTTGATTTATAGTATTATATAACCTAATAGCGTTAGTAGTATTTACAGCTAAAATTCCTTGTCTACCTCTATTATTAGATAAATCATTAGGAGCATATACATTTATAGATTTTATAGAAGATATATAATTAGTTCCAACGGCACGACCATTTCCTGTATCAGTACTATAATAAGAATCATCAAATATTTCATTCCAATTAGTATTAAAGTCTTCTTGTTTTTCTATAAACAATATATTGCCAGATACTTTCTTTACTAAGTCAAATTCGGGATAATAAAGTCTTACTTCACTAATATCCTGCTCATAACTGCCAGCATTAGCATTAAGTCCTCCTGTTAAAGGAGTTACTATACATTCGCCTGTAAGTATAGGTTCTGATTTTTCATAACTTATAAAATAACCTACAAACTCTTCGTACATAGGTATATTATCAAACACAAATTTAAATCCTTTATTATATTGCGTAGTAATATAATTGCCTAAAATGCTACCTCTAAATAGTTTATCTCCGTTAGTATTTTTGTATAAAGCAATACCATTATTGTTATATTCGGGAAATACATTACAAAATCTAACATCAGCCACATCATCAAATACTCTAACTACAGGATGAGCGTCAGTAGTATCTATTGTAGTATACTTAGTAAGCAATTCTGTATATCTTTTCTTTACATCAGCAATTTTAGTATCTTCATTAACTTCATAATTAAGGTTTATAGTAGTTCCATTATCATTAGCTGTTCCTAATTTAATAGTCTTATTATATGTCATATTATTGGATATACGAATACCGTCTGTATAAGAACCATTAGGATAAACATAATGTATAAATAGGTTATAAACAGCATTATTAATAGCCTGCTTAGTAATATCCCCATAGAAATTTAATTCTTCACCTCCACCACTACTATCATTTACTTCATTTATAGGAGCGTTATAAACAGGATATGTGACATCTGTCGAAGGTTGTGTAGTATCCTTAGCATTTACTCTGATATTAAATTTTTCATCAGTATAAGGTAATAAAACTTCTACACTCATTAAATTATTAGCATCTATAACTTTTAATAAATAAGCAGCGTAATTATCAGTATTATTAATTCTTATAGTTTTATTTTTTACAAAACTTATATATAATTGTCCTACTTGTCCTTCATCAAAAACTGGGTCTGACCAACTTCCTGCACTAATTCTATAAGTAGAACCATCATCTGTTTTTCTATCATAAGTATTATTAAACCAATCCTTAAAAGGAATCATTATAGCAAAATCTTTATCTACTTTTATAACATTATTTTCAGTTACTCTATTTCTAAAACCTACTACTTTAGGTTTTACATCAATAATGCTAAATTTATCAGAAGAACCATGATGATAAATAGATAAATTATAAGAAAGATTAGGGTCAAAATCATTTTCATTCGGTTCTCTATCTTCCGTCCATTCATAACTAGTTCCAAAACTCTTATCAAAATCTTCTACTGTTTTATTATAATTAGGTATAATAACAGGAAGTATACTAATAAGTTCATTAACACTAAAAGTAAATTGTTCTCCACTAGTTGGTATAATAGTTACTTCATCGTCTATATAAGCATATTCTGTACCTTGACTATAACTTCCTTGATTAACAGCTGTAGCACAAAGTTGTAAACGTTTTAAACTACAATTATACATAACTCTTACAGAAGACCTTAAAGATGCGGCATTAGAATAAGAATCTAAATATATAGCGTCTTTATTAGTTGGTTCAGCAGCTCCATCTTTAAGTGTATATTGGTATTTATATTTTCTAGTAGAACCAGGATATTTAGCTTCTAAATATTTATCTATAAAGAAATTAGTATAATAAAGGAACAAATAAGATTTTGATACATAATTATAATCAAGTCTATATCCATTTACAGAACCTGAAATACTAGATTCAATTAATTTAAATAATCCATTATATACAGTTTTAATAGTACCTCCATATATATTATTAAATTCCGTAGTAAGATATATACGTAAATTTTTAGCTATATCTGGATATTTATTAGCTTCAGTAAATTTAATATTAGGTTCACAAAACCATGATTGAGATACTTCATTGTCTCCTGGTTCAACTTTATAAAGTTCTTCTATAATAAAATCGTTTGAAGTATATACTTTTCCGGCAAGTTTAAAATTATCTTCTCCTAAACTTCCATGACTATACGAAAATTTAGATATTATACCATTATCGCTATTTTGTACAATAAGATAATAAGCATCACGGTATTCTTCAGTCACATAAGGTATTCCTTTTACTTCTTCATCAATATCATATAAAATAGAATTAAATATTATATTAATATCGAACATTAATTGTCCTTTATCAAGAGTTCCTGTGGATACGGTATCATCGCTATAAAACCATTTAGTGACTTCTTTGTAACTTCCGTCACTTAAATATATTTTAGCTCTTAATTTAATTACATATTTAGAACCAAATAAAACTTCTGTTACTAATTGACTATCGCCTACAGGAGCATAAGTACTAGCTATACTACTTCGTTTATTAATATTATTTCTTACTAATAAAGGTGATGGTTCGTTCTTTAAAGGAACTGCTCTTACTATTATATCACTAACATCTATTTTACTTACAACAGTATTAGGATTTTCTTCTTTATAATTAGCAATATATAATCTATTATTATAGTTACATAGAGTTTTTACATTATAAACATTAAAAAATGTACTAGTTAAATCGTCTAATGTAAAATCTCCACTAGTATCAGTATTACTTATAGTAACTCTTTTATTTTTTATACCATAATCATTAGTATTAAATATTTTTATTTCACTAGAAGTAGTATTAACTATATATCCTATTTGATAATGAGTATAAGATAATGTCTTATCATTTATATCAATACCTAATATAATATTTTTACTTATTTTTTCAACATCATTATTAACATTGTCCGTAATAGTATAATTACGAGGACTAAATCCTAATCCGTCTCCGTCATTAACATTGTAAACATATCGTTCTACTGTAATATTGTAAGAATCATCAAATAATATAATAGGATAACCAATTTTATACCAAGCAGTATACTGTTCTCCTTTTTTAAATCTTATAAAAAAATTATATACTCCACGATACATATTAGCGCCATTAACAGTACTATAATTTATAAGATTAAATTGAGGAATTTCTGGATTAAGAGTATATTTATTATCTGACTCACCCATTACATATTCAGGCTTACTAAGATTTATAATCTTCAAAGGAACATCATGGTCAGAGTTTAATTCTGTAATACTAATAATAAGTTCTTTATTTATATTATAAGTATATGCTCCTATAACATTACCACCTTCCCATTTCCAATTAGTATTAACTTCTATATTTTCTTTAGAACTTTCTTTACATCTAAAAATTCTATTAAAACTAGTAAATATTATAAATTCATCAGAACAAGCTATATATCCTACAACTTTTTCATTAGGATTATCTAGTATAAAATACTTTTCAATAGAATTTTCGTTCAATACTCCATCGTTAGTATTGTTGGCTACTATATTACTAGCGTGAGCTATATCACCAGTATCTAAAAATTCTATATCAGTATCTATATTAAGTTTTTTGTTTATCTCCATAACGATTGACTTATTTTAAGCCCTCACAGGCGATTATCTTGACTTAATCTGATTAATTGTATGATGTGAAAATTATCTTTACGCAGAGGTCAGGAAAACCATATCTACGAGCCTCATTTTCATCATTTCGGTTACTCGAATCCATTCTTACAGATAAGCCATAAATACCATTAACTGTAACAATATCTATTATATCTCCCATAATAACTTCTTATTTATTTTGGAAAAGTATAATTATAGAAATAACTACGCCAAGCGTCACCATCTTTATTTCCAGATTCAGCTTGCCAATCATTAATAACTCCAGCTTTAGCTTTATTCTTTAACTGCTCCCATTGATAATAAGGATTAGTTCCATATTGACTAGCTCCAAGATTAAACACAGGATGTTTCATACCACGACATAACATCTTATACATACAGTAATATCCAATAGCTTCAATTAATATATAATTGTTAGGAATAACAGGAATATCACATTTATAATATTCACTATATTCAGTTTCAATTTCATTGGATATAATATCTATATATTTAGCATCAAAGTTAATCTCTATTGTATGGTCATCAATAAGGACATAACCTCTATCTTCACATCCTCTACGGGGGGCGGAATAAAGCTCCTCAACAACAGTTGCTTGTTTTGTAACATCAGGAGTATTATTATGTATAGCTAAACTTCCATAAGTTTCTTTACCATTATATTCAGTATCAACTATTGACATAGTATTCGACAATTCTAATGACTTGTCGGGCTGTTCCCCCGTAGGAGATGGAGAAGAACAACTACCACATCGAGCTGATATAACACTAACTTCACATCCATTATCATCATATACTTTAAGTCCTTTTGTACTAAACGGACAAGCAGTTCTAGCAATATTATTAATAACTTCTAATCGACGTTTCTTAGGAACTATTCTAAGAACATCTAATTGTCCCATAGCATCTATAGTCCACGATATAACTCTAGGTATCCAATCGCTACCATCTGGATTAAAATCGTTGTCTATTTTTGCTATTATCTTTTCTACTGAAATAGTATTATTGTTTTGCATAATCAATAGTATTATCAAGTATTACTTTACTATCAATAGTTAATTCTATATTATTAGTTTCATGGATTATTGTGTATGCCTTAACAAAGGTCTCAATATCTCCTCTGAATATAATATTATGATTAAGTATATAAATATTATTTATTGTAGTTCTACGTATAATATTGTATTCTTCTAATTTATCTATTAAATAATTTAATTCTATATTAGAAGTACTAATTTCTTTAATATCATTATTATTAAAATCTAATATAATTTTATTACTATTTATTGTAGCATTATTTATAATATATAATAATAGTCTAGACAATCTATTAACTTTATCATCTGATATTATTTTAAATACAAAATCATTTATTATAATTTTTGGTTCATGCTCTTTATATCTATTTATTAAAGATATTTTAACAGCTTCTTTTCCAACAGGGTCATCAATTATTCTTTCAGAATTTATATAAAAAGGTGTAATAAGAATTTTATTACGAAGCGTTTTATCTCTTTCTTCTACTTTAAAATATATATTCTCCATAATATATTAATTAAAATCTCTTTCTATTCTTACTATTATGCGCTCCACGCTGATATTTCTTTTGGTCAACATTTCTAATATAATTTAAATAAGCACCTTTATCTACTAGAGTATATAATTTAAGTTTTGTTCTAAGGTCTGCTTTGATACTATATACTTCTTTTTTATCTTTTAATTCAGCAGCATTTTCTTCATGGCTCTTACCTCTAAGTTCTCCGCTATAATATTCAGTATGTTCAAAATCAAGATTCTGATGTGCCACATATTGATTATTAACAATATCTATATTATAAAAACCAGTATCTTCTTGATAAACAACATACGGAACTCCATCGTATTTAAGTCCACGAAGTTTATATATTTCAGCTTCTTTTTTATCATAAGGTTTTTTACCTTCAGCAATAAGTTTCTTTTTAGCAAGAGCTGTCTTTCTATAATCTATTCGTTTACGTTTATTATCCTTTGGATTATGAGTCCAACGATTTATCATTAAGTCTCCTAGACCATAACCATAACCATAAGCATAACCTTCTAAACAACATTTATGAACTCCATATTGATAGAATTTAGCAACATAGTCTCTATATTGTTTAAATGTAAGTTCTGAATGTTTTTTACCAAGTCTAATATAAGTATTAAGAGCATTAATCTTTCTAAGCACATTACAATACTTTACTATTTGCATAAGCATTATACGTTCTTCGCCAGCTTTATATTCTTCTAGTTTATCATAAACTTTATTTATAAGAAGTCTTTTAGGATTATATATACCATCTATCCATTCTTGTCCATATTCTACAAGTTTAATTCCTAAATAATTAGCAATATAAGTTATGTTAGAAAGTAAATACTGTTTTAATGAATCTCTCATTTTAACAGCTACATTATAATTTTCTTTAAATCTTTCTATATCACTATTAGTACCTTCTATATACTTTTCATAATAGTGATAGATGTCTATATCTGGAACCATAAGTTATTAACGATTTAATAAATTATCAGTAGGAACTTCATTAGTCTCTCTAGGAACTTGAAGAAGATTACGTTTAAAGATAATATCTTTTATAGAACCTATCATATCTTCAGGAAGAAGAAATTCATTATCATCAAAATCATCTTCGTTATCAACAGTATGTTCTGAATTATCTACTTTACTCTCATTAGTTTCTATTTCAATAATATGAGGTAATTCAAATACAGATTCTACTACAATAGCATTAATAGTTTTAAACCATTCACAAGCATTTTCTTTAGTAAAGAAATATAGATATTCATTTATATAATCATAACAAGGAAGATTGCACATACCAACTAAATGAGTATAAAATCTAGCACTAGCTTCTTTAGCAAAAGGAATTTCTATATTATCATAGCCAGCAGTACGGATACTTTGAAATGGTAGATTATTAGTAAGTCTAACAGGACGAGGAAGTTTCTGTTTACTTCGTTTAATAGGACGAATATTATATTCAGCACTATTATGAAAATCTCCATCAGGAACATCAATAATACTTATCTTAACTCGTTGTTGTAATCCCTTATCAACATAATGATTATTCTCATAACCATGTCTAATAAGTTCATTACGAGTATGGATAATAGCATATTTAATATTCCGTCTTAATGGAATATTATTAGGTTGCCCAACAGCATGAGCAATTTCAGAAATCAATTGATTAATTGATGCCATAACCAGTAATAACTTTAGTATTAATATCTATATCGACAAATATACCTTTTTAATTATTATCTCCAACACTTTCACGAAAATTTATAATTGATTAAAATGAAAAAAGCGGTAGTTCGTTATCACAACAAACTACCGCTTCTCCTTTTGTATGAAAACCTTTGTCAAATGTTCTTGAAATAATTCCATACTTTACCGCTACCAGCGTCTTCATCTTCAAACCAGAAGTTAATCGCAGAATGAATTATCTTTTCATCTAATTGTTCTTCTGTTAGGTTAGGAAACCATTGTTTATATATACGAATATAATCATGATATTGAGCATTAACTGCAACATAAACATCCCAACAAGTTATTTCACGATTAATATTACGAACGTGTTTATCATAAATAGCTTTAGCGTCTTCAACAGTAAATATTTGTCCACGACAAACTACTCCGTTAGCTTTAGTATGATACATATTACTAACTTGATACATAGCATATGTTTCATCAAAATGTTCACCTTTTACACATTCATGAAACTCTTTCATTGCATTCCAAAATGTATCTTTATCATGAGCTTCTACATGGTCAAATACTTTATGAAAACCTGCAATACCTTTTGCTAGGTCAGCTTGTGGTATAGTATTAATATTATATCCGGCAATTATATCTTTAAAATGATACATATTATTTAGCTATTAAAGTTTCTTTTAAAGTCTTAATATCATCAGTATCAAATTCTACTACTTTGTTTATAACAGGAATGTTCATACGAACTTTACCATTACCAATCTCAACTCCTCCAAGAACTTCAGGATATTTCTTAACTTGAGCAACAAGAAGATTATCTACAGTTTCACTCATAATTCCTTCAACATCAATCATACCGTTTTCGTCTTGTACTAATTTTAACAATGAATCTAATTTAGCAAGATTGTTATTCATTCATTAAAGTTGCTGTTATAATATATCTATGTCATTTACAAAAACCAAATGTATAACTACAAATATAAAGCATGGCTATATTAGCAATAGAATTTCCAATAAGAATATCACATAATTCAGTAATAATATTATTAATATTATACTTGCATAATGTGTTATTAATAAGCATACCCACTAGTTGTATAGTGGGTATGTACTTAACGGATAAAACGAATAATCTCTTCATCTTATTTTTTTAACTGGTCTTTTAGGTCCAGCTGTATCGATTCCTTTAGTTGGTCTACCTTTAGCCATAACTTTTGTAGTTTAATTTGTTAATTCATATAATCATCTATCTGTTTATAACCAATACCTAACTTTATAAAGATTGGTTTCATTATCCAACTCCAAAATACAGGAGCAAGAATAGCAGAATTAAGTAATGTAATTTTGTTATCATAATTTAATATAACATATATAGTACTAACTACTATAATAGATATAATTAATATTAGTCGTTTAGTCCAAGTAGGAACTTTAGCATCACCATTAACATAATCTACAATCTTTATTATTATATATGTTAGTACATTGACTATAAACATATAAGCGAAATCAAAATTATTAATTATCTTATCAATTATAACATCTAAGTAGTTCATTTTCTAGTAATTTAGAATATTTAACATATGACACTTATAGCAAAATCTACTTATTAAAGTATATCATCTTCTTGTTTCCAATTATCATTTTGAAGTAAGTCTTCAAGTTCTTTACCACTATAAACAGGAAATGGACAAACATATTCTGGAGCTTCTATAGGTTCTCCTGTTTCATCAAGAGTCATAGAAATACTAGCAAGTTGTTCTTCAACTTCTTCCTTAAACAGCGCCTTATAGTTATCCAACTTCATAAGTACTTTACCACCTTTCGGACTTCTACGCGGAGCTAAATGCAATTCTTCAATTCGTTCAGGCAAAGCAGTCTCTAGCTTTGCTACTGTAAGTTCTACATAATCAATCATAATTCTTTTTTCTTAAATATTGGGTTAGTTATATCAATTAATTCGTCTCTTTCAAACAGGTTCTTTAGCATTCCTATCTGTATCAGTATTCTTCTTACCATAAGCATCATAATAATAATTCGGACTTTCTACATAGCCTCCTTCAATACCCATAACATCGTTTAGCTCCTTTATTTCTTCTTCATCAGGCACATCTGGTAATAGCATAAATTCGTAAAGAACCATTTGAGCGTAAAACGCATTATGTTTTGCATTGCTTCCAATTGTCGGAGAAACAGTATTATTGTTATTAGAATTGCTATTAGTTATAGTTATATTATGAGTTACATCTTTTAATTGCGATCCTTTAACAGATGTATTTAATACTCCATCAATATAAGTTTTCCCGTCATTCCTAGAACTATAGGCAATAGAGTCTTCATTCTTGAAATTAGGAATATATATAGCGAAGCTATTAGGGTTATTATCCCTTCTTTGGTCATACAGCATTAAACCATCCTTATTCCAATTTACTTTCATCAACATACACTTACCGCCATAAGCCAAAGTAGGAATAGTAATATGGTCGTCTGTACCATCAAAGCAGATAGAGCCTTCATGTTCTCCTATTTGCTCAATAGTTATATCACAATCTCCAATTATAGAACCGTCTAATTTAATTATCATAAATCCATACCATCCAGCTACTAAATCGACAGATATTTCATTAACTCCATTAACCAATTCTTTAATAATAGAGTTTTGATTATTAAGAGTACATTTCATATCAGATGTAAGCCCTGATATTTTTAATTTAATATTAAACTTCTTATTAGTTGTAGTTGTATTTTCAAAGAATGCAAGGGCTTCATTAAGAGATGACTCTATACGAGTTATATGAATACTATTATCTGTAATAGTACTAGTAATCCCACTCTTTGAAATCTTCCAAGTATTCCAATCGTACTTATATCCATTAGCTCCACTATTAAGAGCATAAGCAAAATTATTAAGCTTACCATGATTCCCTTTACCTGTTAAGTCAGGAACATAACCTAATATCTTTAAGCTAGAGTTAGGTATGTTCAGCTTCTGCTGTGAGTAGATAGCATAAGGTTCAGTGGTATTAAGTTCCCAATTATGAACATTAGTAAATACCATAGATTTAGCTACTACAATTGGAGTATTCCAGCCACTTATAATAGTTCCGTTATACGATACTCCTCCACTTGTAGTATATATTTCTGGTAAAAGATTAATATGATTTACAAAAGTAACTTCACTACCTACTTTCAACTTATCTCCCCAAGTGATAGTTTTACCATCTTGTTTTAGATTAATTATTGCTGGATAAGGCTGAACAATATCTTCGTATCTGATGTACTCGTCAATGGCATAGCTTATCTTCTGAGGGCTTTTGGTTATTGGGAAATCTGCGTAATAATATCCATTAGGATTAATAGGTAAATCTGTATATTCAACTCCATTAATAGTTATCTTAGATACTTCATCTATTCCGCTAGGTTGAATATAAACTCTGACAGTACTTCCTTCTTGCAAATAGATTCCTGTTTCGTTGATAGATTTATTATACAACGTAGTTGGATCCTGACTTATCTCAATAGCGTTATAAGGAATATTTCCAGATATAACAGGTCTAAACTCCACCATATCCGGATACAGCGTACCCAACTTATACCTCTTCAACTGTCTTTCAATAAGGAGAGGAGACAACGAATATGGATATACCAATATGCTTCTTACAGCTAAACTTGAAAACCGTGTATCATTATCTCTTACTACTCCTAGCCACATCGAATCTGAATCAGGTTGTGTCCCCGCATTAATATTACGTCCTTGATTTATATATTTAGACTGATATTTAACTTGCATACTGGCATCATTAGGAGCTAAACCATCTGTTGATGCTGTATAAGAATATGAAGTATTACCCATATTAAAAATAAAAGACCCGACACTAGATATTTTACTTTTTGATAAAATACAACTATCTAGTCTTATCCTAGAATACTCAGCTACTACCGTGTAATCCTTGTATATTGGAAGGTTTTCTACTTTACCGTAATCATCAATACCATTAGATACCAATGCTCCTTCGTAGTCGGGTATTTGTTCCACTGATAAACCTACCCAGTCGCTAGGCTGCGTAGTACCTTTATGCAATGTAAATCCTATAGCAGAAGGATGTTCTTTCATTTTGGGTAGTTCATTAATTCCATTTTTCAGTATATGAACCTCTAAATATCTAAACTCTCCACCTTCCGGTATTCCTGATATCTCGACTTTATGAGCGGGTACAGTTATATTAGAAGTATATAATATCCAATAATTATGAGTAGGTTCTGTAATTTTTAAACCAAAGGGAGTAGAGATAACTCCTGTTGTTTTTGTCCAAGTTGAATAATCTACTTCATATTTACCAATTCCACTATCTAGTTTCTTAGCAAAGTTAAACAGCGACATATCGAAGCCATTCTTAGAGAAGTCTTTCAGATACCAATCAGAATCCGGAGTATCATTCGTTAATCCTTGTCTTTTTACATCATAGATAACTTGTGGAGTTACATACTTATCTAGTTTATAATATCCAATGATTTGGTTTATCTCATCAGTAGTTAGGACTTTGTTGGCTATGAAAGTCCAATAAACGGCTACTCCACTAATTTCGTCTGGTGAATCGTTTTTAATGTATCCTTCTACAGTAAATTTCCCTTCTATACTAACGCTATTACCAACTTCAATACTATAATCATCCTTATCTCCAAGAATATTATTTATAACAGATTTTGTAGAATTATTCCAAGTATATCCATATATACCTGTTTTACCAATGCCTACTTCAGCAATATTGTTTCTAATAAATCCTACATTTTGGTTACATATATAATTATTAAACGCTCTATTATATTCACTACGTATACCTATCTGATGAATCATAGAAACAACAGTAATCTTATCAGTAATACTCATCTCCTGTACGGTCTTCTGACTTACTATCATATCATCTTTACCGTCAGTTACTAATGCACCTTCGTATAGGGGAAGTTGTTCTATGGTTAGTCCTGTATAGTCACTTATTTGTGTGCCACTTCCAAAATAACATCTATTTACTACTCCCTCATTGTTAATAATGCTTTGTGGAAGATTATAGATACCATCTTCGCTTATAGTAATATCTTTATAAGTATTTCCATCATCGGTATATCTCCAAACAATAGGAAAATTACAGTTAGTAATCTTAACTTTAAAAGACTTGGAAATACCATTATTAGGAGCGATAAGCCACCAATCTTTAATATTCTCAGAGGTAATCTTAAATTTACGTCCATCAGTAGAGTATTCAACTTGAATATGATTACTATTTCTCCATGAAGTAAAATCCTCCGGATAACCGTTATAACCACTATTTGCTTTATAAGCAAAATTAAGTAATTCCAAATCACCACCTTTATCCTTAATTGTATTCTTAATGATATTACGGGTAGGGCTTTCATTTGTATTTTGGTCGAACTTCCAAAGTCCGACTATACTATCACAAACAAGAGGGTCTATATAAGACCCTCCACCTTTATCTCGTACTTGTTTAAAACAAATACCATTTCCTATTCCTATTGCACTTTTAGAACCCATATTGTAATGTATCAGCAGGTGCGTTATTTACTTGATTAACTATCTCTACATTCCATCCTGGATATAATACAGTAGTTATAGCTTCTGTTTGTCCGGCAGGTACTATTTCTACTTCAACATTATCTTCTGTAATATTCTTAATAAGAAATGGTTGTTTTTGTCCACTAATGGTTATATTAAAATTTCCTGATGGAATAGCTCCCATACGAGCAACTTGAAAGTTGGTAACAAATGTGCCACCACTATATACTTGATTATGTTCCATAATTACTTATTTTATTCTAATATTCAAACTCAAATGTATTACTATAATTATTATAATCGGTTTTAAACATAAGTCTTACAGCCATAGTATGTCTAGAACTTTGTATAGGTTGTATTATAAAATACGGATTAAGTACAAGTCCAACTACATTATAATAAAACCAATAACTAAACTTTTGTTTTAATCTAAATCTTTCTATTACAGTTTGTGTAGTAGCATTCTTAAGATAAATCATATTATCTATATTATAATCTCTCCCTTCTAATTTCTGGAATAATATCCTCAGTACCATCATCAGTAGCAGGAGTATTAGCATTTAGATATAAATTCAAATCTTTTTGTTAGTACAAACAGCAACATCATATGTTTTACTTTCGTTTACTGAACCTAAACTTGTAACTTCTTTACTAGTAGAATTATCTTTATATATAAATTTAACTAGCATTTCGTCAGTATTAAAGTACGTCTTATTTTTGTATTTATAAGAATAAGTATATCTAAAAGAACTAGCTGCTTTATCTCTATAAACAGTTGCTGTAATAACAATGATATGAATAACCTGTTTACCTCTATAATATATAGGCATAAATTAATCAGTTATAAAATATTTAGTATAAGGGTCAATTTCGGTCAATAGATTATACTGTTACATGGTTAAGTACTTTTATTTTAATCCAATCTTATCAAGACTACTATATTCAATAATAAACAAATTACCTTTAAATTCCATATCAACAGGCTTATATTTATTACTCTTATAATTTATATATTTATGCTTATTAAATCTTATTGTAAAATCTAAATAACATTTATACTGCCCATGATTGCTATCACTATGATTAAATTCAAATTTAAGATTATAATAACAGTGTCTTATAATACTTTCCGTATCAGAACTTTTTACTGTATCCTCATAAAGTTTTGCAGAATATAGATTATCAAATATATCTACAAAACTATTATCTTTAGGGTCAGTAATACATTTAACTATATATGTTCTTATATTCTTAATAGTTTCCAATGTAAATTCTTCATTAGAATCCTTTGTATAATTATCTATATTAATAAGTTTAAAAATAAATGTTTCAGCATCTTGTGTAAGAATTTCATCAATCCTAGTAAATTCTGATACAGTACCACCCGTAACATTATCTGTAAACCATTCAGTAATAGAATTTTTAAATTCAAAAATACCGGTATAATCTGCATCACCAGTAATTTCTATTTCTTGTACTTTAGTTTTAGGATAATGTCCTAAGTATCCATAAACGTATTTATTTCCGTCACTGTCGAATAATTGTTCATCATTACCTTTAAATATAGGTATTCCACCATTCATTTGTACAACAGAACCAACAGGTTTGCGGTCGTTAGGAACATCGACAGGTAATATAGTATATACATACCAAAGATTGTTATATCCTCCTGTTATACTATATACCTTAATAGTCCCATCATAAAAAGGTATTTGAAATGTAATTTTGTTAGGGTTCTTTCCATCTCTAGTAATCCATACTTGATAATAACCACAATTATTAGTACTACCACTAGGACTAGTCCCACTATCATAGAAATAAAATTTGGTACGCATAGACGTATTAAATTTACTTCTAATTTTACTTAGTTCTTCATCTTCTTTTCTAGTACAAGCTTTACCGTCAGTAATAAAATTAAAATTCAATTTAGTACTTTGTATAAAATATTCATCATTTTCGGTAATACTAAATACTTTTTCTTTAGTAAAAGCTCGAAGTTTATCTTCATCTTTATTATATATTATCTTTCCTAACACAGCTTGCTTTTTCCAAGAATCACCTTCTATTTGTTGAATATCAGAAGCTCCTAGATTAAATTGTCCATCAAAAATAAGATTATTTTCTCCGTTAAAACTATTATCTGCAAGGAATTTAACTAAGTCATAATGTCCCATAATTTTATATGGTTCATTGACATTAAAAGTAAATCCTCTCATAGCTCCACCGGCAAATAATAATCCGCTTCTAGCTCCAATATTAATATTATCTCCAACAACATCAGTAAAATTATATTTAACTACACATAATACATCAGACTTTTGTAAAGCTGCAATAGAACTACCATCTAATTCCAAATCATCAGCATTTATATCTTTTGGTCTTAAAATATAAAGATTAGTGCCTGAAACAGTAGTACCATCACCTAATTGAAGTTTTTCATTAACAGTAACAATATCTAAATTGTCAGGATTATTAGTTACGCTAGCAATTTCATTTGTTACAAGATTAACATCTCCGCCTGTTAATGTAATCCAATTATCGGCGTTACAAAATTCTTCATCAGTTACTTTATTAGAATTATATACAAAAGTAGCAGCTTTTGCAGATTTTCCTTGTACAATATAAGTAACTTGTCGTCCTTTAGTTCTAAGAACTTCGGGAACTACTTTCATTGTTGTAGCAAAATCTTTATTAAACTCTACATAAATAGTATTATAACTAGCTAATATATCGTCGAGATTTCTATTTCCATTTTCATCAATAATAGCTTGTATATAAGTAATAGGATAGACTGTATACTTTTCTCCTGTAGTCTCATCTATCTTAATTAATTTTCTTATCTTATCTTTAGATTCCATATTATAATTATATATTATATAAGTTCTTCATCTTCATAAACTCTATTAAGAGAATTTGGTTCAGCATTATATTGTTTAGCAGTTTCTGGATTCATCTTAAATACAAGTTTATTAGTCGATTTATCTCTACTAACAAAAGCTTCATATTCATTATGTTCACCGACTTTAACAATTATGGTAAGTTCTTCCTTTGCTGTTCCCCCGTAGAGGATGTGAAGTTGTCCTTCTATATAATCCATCAATAACTTTGCTTCTTTCTCTCTACCAAGCTTATAACAAGCAACTGCACTATTAAACATAGTAAAACAATCAATAAGTCTCTTGTTAGAATCCTTACAATTAGACTTACAATCTTTCAACATATCAATTCCTAAATCAGCCATAGCTAAAAGTAGTTTATGATATACAAAAGCATATTGTGCAGGTATTAAACAATAAAGCCAGTCTACGTCTACTTCTACATTTTCAGCAGCTTCGACATAAACTGGTGTAATACTATTAGGCTGGTCAGTAAGACCATTCCTAGATTTATTCTGTATAAGTTCTTCTTCCATGATTATGTATTAAGAAGGTTAGTAATATTATAATAAATAACATCAAGATTAGCTATTTGTTTATCACTATATATTTCTATTTTATCATAACAATTAAATAGATACATAGTCATAGCGCTAATAACATCTTTATATTCAGGAATTACAAATCCATTATCATTAAGCTTAACTTTATTAATACTAGCAGCGATTTGTTTTTCAATAAGACTATCTCGTTGAAGTCTTTTCATTGTTATATCATTTCGTCTATTCATATCATTTATTAAAACATTTATTATAGACGTAAGTAGAATAATCTTCAATTCTTATAAAAAGTTTAATATCCATAGTATTAATCTTATCCAATGTATTAAGACCGTCATTAAATATAATAGATTCTATATCTTCTATAAGTTCTCGTTTCCATTCTTCTTTCATAGCAGTAGATGGACGTTCATCATTAACTTGATATAATGCTAAAGTACTATATACTTTATAATATTCGTTATTAACAAGATGCAATATATTTGATTTTATAATATCAGCTTTAATATCAATATTATTATTAATAATAGTTTCTTTAGCATAATCATAAAGAGCTTTATTAAGAGAAATAAATGAAAGTTCTATTGCTATTCTACATTTCTCTTTATCTTTCTGAATTATCTTAGAAGTTATATTATCAATAAAAGCAGCAGTTCTATCTATACTAAACGTTATATGTTCAAGATTAGAAGCAGTTTTTTCTATAAATTTCTCAGTAGTAGATTTCTTAGCATTATCTATATATTTATATACTAGTATAAATACTGCAACAGTTATCAGAGAACTGATACCTTGATTCAAAGCAATCTCTATTAAATCATTCATGAGCAGAAACAATAAAAGGTTGCTATCAATATTACATAACATAATACTAATAACAACCTTAAATTTATTTACTTAAATATTTAATAGTGCTTACACTAAAGCATCAAGGATTGTTTTAAGTGTAGCAATTGCTTCTGCATCAGTAGGATAAGCAATCTGAATAATTTGATGAACAACTTCATCACGAGTCTTCATATCTCTCGGTTCAGCAAAACGAATAGTATATACTGTAAATCCTGTATCAGCTTTGTCAGGTTGCGCCAAAGGATTCAATGGATAAGCCGGATAAAGTCCAGCAAATTCATCATAAGTATATTCAAATCCTGCATCAGCAGCAGCTTTGTTAGCCATATCTTTAATAGCAGCAGCGTCATTAATTGCAGGAAGTCCGGCAACGGTAGTTGCTACAGCAAGACCTTGAAGTTTGTCGGCAAGAACAATTGTATAAGGTTGTCCAGCTTTCTTAGCGGTAATTGTAATTTTGCCAGCAGTAGTACTATCAGATACAGCACTTACTCCACTACCAATAGTATTTGCATTAATATGAGCAGCAATCTTATCAGCTACTGTTTTAGGTGTATCGTTCTTACCAGCATGAATTGTAGAAGTCCATTTGTTACGTTCATTAAACTTAACACCGTTCTTTACAATAATCACTGTATAATCTGAACTAGCTTCTACAGAAGCAATAGTAAAATTAGCTGAGAAAGTAGTTGCAACAGCATATGTACTTACACTATAAGTCAAATCCTTTCTGTAAAACGGGAATACAATCTGTCCAAGTTCTGCATTAGGATTCTTCCAAGTAATCATTCCTCTGTCTTTAAGTTTACCAGCAGTTGCTGCATCTTTTACAAGAGTTTCAACACCATTAGCTAAATACGAAATACTAACTTGCCCAGCAGTAGTCAAAGGAACTGCGGTAGGATAGGCAGCGTTAGCGGCTAGAATAAAGTTTCTCATAAAGCCTACAAATTTTTAATTAATGATTTAGTTATTGACCTCCGTCAGAACTTTGTTTAGCACCTATACTTTGAAGATAATAATTAACTGCATCTGTAACTATATCTTTATGTAAATATTCAGGTAAGTCGCAACTTACACTGTTATCTGAATTATCTTCATCAAGAATAACTATATTAGGTTTCTTAATATAAGTATAAATAATGTTTCTCGGTTTAGTCGGAGAATCACTTGTTCCTGTGTAAATATCAACAACAAGATTTGTTTTATTACCATTAACCGTTACAACAGGATACCGTTTAGATGGTCTATTACAAACATTGTCAAGCGTATCAAAAAGAGATTCACGTTCTATAAGTCTACAATGCACAACGTCAGTATCAGAATATGCACAATCAAAACCAGTATAAAGATAAACATTATTACTATCTATAATAGTAGTATAAGGTTTAAATTTAGTACCATTTCCAACTATATCAGCTTCTTCAACAACACCTTGTGTATAAAGAGTATATAGACCGTTAATCGGACTTACTTTAGCATTATCTCTAGCTACCTTATCGGAAAAGCTCATTCCGACATTCTGACGAAGTATGGAACGAGCTTTCGCATCAATGGCAAAGTTAATGCAAATATCTATGTTATCAGAGAAGATAGCACGGGTTTGTTGAACACCCATTTGCTGTCCAAGTTCTCTGAACGTTATGTGCATCTCCTCTATTGTCATGTTAGATATACTTTAGTTTATTCTTAAACGCAGCTAATACATTTTCGTTTTCGGGATTCTTAGCCCAAGCAATAGCTTCTTTCATATTAGCACCAATAAATTCTCCATCTTGTGTAGTGATGTTCTGATTGAATTGAGAACGTACAAATTCACCACGAGCAATAAGGAGTTCAATAAGAGATTTAATTCTAAGGTCTCTGTCTTTAACAATACTATTAAATTTAACAGGTTCACTAGTACTAAATTTATCCAATTGACTTTCTTTATCCATTCTTTCTGAAAGAAGTGAATTAACAATAGGCAATCCGGCTACAACACAATATTGAATATATACTGCATCGAACATCTCATCATCTCCTATAACTTCGATATAGTTACGTTTAGCATTGTTAATCTCTTGACGAAGTTTCTGTTGACGTTCTTTATCTTTAGCATCATCCTTCAGATAGAATCTTACAAATGGATCACAATTAATAAGCGCAGTATCTTTTGCAATATCTCTATATAAAAGACAATGACGATAAAGAATATAATCAGTAATATTAACGGGACTACCAACAGCATATTGTTCAGACTCAAGATTATTCAAATCATTAATCTTAATAGCAAGAGCAGCTCTAAGGTCTTTAGTAGACTGTTTATTAGCTTTCTTATAAGCCATCTCGATTTCTTCTTCACGAGCCTTAAATGCAAAGTAATTACGTTTATGATTAAATCTGAAAGAACAATCAAAAGTAACTCCAAGTTCATTAACAGGAACTTGTATGTTATTTAAATACTGTTTAAGACGAGTAACAAAATTCTCATTGTTAACAGATATACCAAGCAATTGTGGAAAGTAAGCTTCAACCTCAGCACGATTAGAAGCAAGAACTTGTGAACTACGAATAGAACTACCAATATAATCTCTTTTCTTTGGAAGGACTTTATCGTTTGCTTTACGATATAAAGAATAATTCTGTATCAAAGATACAGTAATACTTCTTTTATATGTAAACGGTTTATCTAATTCTTCTTGCTTTTGTTCTTTACTAGTAAGAACTTTATCAGCTTTAGGTGCTTGGTTATTCTCATCATCCCCTACGGGGGAACTTCCCGTTACTCCGGCAGTATTTGCAGCATTTGCAGCTACTTCTACTTTACTACCTCCAGTTGTACCAAAATCCATATTAATTTCTTTTTAATGATTAATTACAATACACACTCTAACATGAACATCTTCGTGGAGTTATCAACTTGCAAACCACGTGTTCCTTTTACTTCAAAACGGCTCATATCAATTTCCGTAGAAATAAAGTTACTATCAGCTACACCCCATGATGCCGGAACATCAGTCATACCCTTAAGTACTTTAGCCTTGTAGATTTGATCTTTTTGGCGCACCTGTCGAACGTTCGGACGTCCTTTGTAGGACGAGAAGTCGATAAAGCAAGCTTGGTGAGAAGGCATAGGATAACCCGTTCTAGGATGAATATATCCGTTCTGTTTTGCGGCTTCTGCAACTGTACCTTTGTCAAAGTACGAACAGTGTTTAGCGGTGATTGTATGACCGTCAACAGTCTTGTATTTACGGAAATAAGCACCGTATTCAAGATTATCTCCATTACCTTGAATTTCTTTTTCTCCAAGCGGTGTCAAGAATCCGTTTTCTTTCGCATCAAGTTTCATAGCTTCATCGAAATCTTCAAGGAATCCTTTACCACCCATAAGAACGATATTCATACTACCTGTATCTGTATCACGATTCAATACATCTCCAATAGTTCTCTTAATCTTATTTAGCGTCAAATATTCGCCATAAGTATCGTAGTTAGATTCACGACAGATTTCCAACATACCAGCTGTATGAGGAATAGGTTTACCATTATCACGGTCTTTAAGAGTAATAGTTCCATCCGGCATACGGTTATATTGAGAAATCCAAAGAGCTTCTTCTCCCATAACTCTCATGTGGATATTGAATTGGCGCATCTCTTCATTAATCCACAAACGACTCTTACCACCATCTGCACCTTCAAACTCATATTCAGTAATAACGTTAGCTAAGTTACCAGCTATTTCTTTACTATGACGATAAATTTCAAGTTGACTTGTCATCTTACCAGGTCCCATAGTATTAGAACGGTTACCTTTAGAATATGATTCAGAAACTGTAGGACGAGTCATTGACCAATACTTACCTTTACTCAACAGTTCAAGGTCAACAAAAGCATTAGGATTAACTCCATCAAGTTTCAGAATATAACCATATCCATAAGCTGATTCTCCTAAGTCTTTCTGAATACGAACAGAAGTCTTACCATCAGGGGCAATCAAACCATGTTGTTCAATAAACCAATGAGTAGAGAAATGAACTTCAAATTCAGTTCCACCAAGTCCCGGCTTACTAACCGCAGTATTAAAGTATGTTACAAAGTCTGTAAACTTCATACGTCCCATTGTCTTCCAAGTCCACTGAATAGTATCAATATCTTTGACACCAAGAGAACCTTGACCTTCTGTCATAAAAGTCAATGGAAAACGGTCATCATCCATTCCATAATTATATGTAAGAAAACTGTTAATTTCAACAGGTTTCGTCAACTGTAAATTAGCGATAGATTCTTCATTAGAATAACCTCTATCATCATAATTTCCAGTACTAATAACACGCATTTTATACATACACGCAACAAAATTTAGTTATTGATTAATAGCCAAAGTCTGTATTACCTCCCTTTGACTTACTAGAGGTTGGTGGTACTATGCGAGCTGTACGTTTGCTATTATCTTTAGCTATAAGTCGAAGCTTTTTAACTTCTTGGTCTTTAATTGCTAAATTAACTAAGTCAGCATAACTACCACCTGTGAATCGAAGATATGCACGAAGTAGTGAATCGTCTCGTCTTTGTTCGGGAGTCATAGCAGCTAAATCATTATTATAACGACTATTGCCATTTTCATCTACTTGATAAACGTAATTAAAAAAGTCATTAGGAGTAGCAGCTATTTTCTTTCCATCTTTATTAATAATAATAGTTTCCGGAATCTCATAACCAGCAATCTTACGATTCTTAATTGTTTCTTGAACTCCTGTCCAATAAGCAGTTTCTTCTTGTTGTTGGCGAATAGCAGCTTCTTTAGCTTCTTGTGCTATTTGTTCTTTATAAGCATTATCTGCGTCTATTAGACCTTGAAGTTCTTCTTGTGCAGTAGAGAACAAAATTCCTTTATCTTTAAGATATTGAATATATTCATCTACATTACCACGTCTATCAAACTCTCTGAAACTTTCACGAATAATAGCTTCTTGTTGTGCTATATTCTTCTCATCAATAGTTATATTACTTCTATCTTTTACTTCTCCAAATCCTTTAAGAGAATTACCATTAGCAACATAATAGTTAAGAACATCTTGTATAATAGGATAAGTTTCAATAAGTCTGTTTACACCAGCTTCTGCAAGCTCATCTTCTCTTTGTTCTATAACCGAATCAATATAAGCAGCAACACCTTCTGGAGTATTGTCAAATTCAATAGGATTACCATCTTCTCCAACAATATCTATACCAAGATGTTCTTTAATAGTATTAATACTCAGTTCTGTATTGTCATTATTATCGACATCAAAACCTTTAATAAATTCTTGTACATCCTTAGCTTCTTTAAAGATATTACCATCTTTATCAATTAAGTTACCATCTTTGTCAACGGTATAACTATCATCTCCTACTTCGATAACTGAACCCTCAACAAGTTCAACATCTCCATCTTGAGAACCAGTATCTTTATTACCGTCTCCATTACCACCATTATTATCCACAGTAGCATTACCTCCATTGTTATTATTATCGTCAATGTCTGTAACATTACCATCACCTGTACCAGCAATATCATGTTTGCCAGTATCCAAATCTGTTACTGTATCACTAGCACCACTATTTGCAGTAGTTTGACTACTAGTACTTCCATATCCAAAGTCAGGCATATATCTTTATGTTTATTGGTTAATACATAGCAAATATAATTTCTATTTGTTCCACAACTAATACTTGATTCTCTAGTTCGTCCTATACCTATTTAATTTTTATATCTATTTAATTGCTGCTATCGATCTGATTCTGATTTGATTTGGTGCTCGACACGCATATAGACCTATAATACTTGCCCACCATAAGACAAAAAATCTTATCGTGAACAATTCATCGAATCTAATCGAAAAGCCCATACAGCTCAATTCTGTGCCCCGTAGAGGATGTGGAGAGATGTAAATATAAATGAAAAAGCCTGCTACCACCTTCACAGGCAATAACAGGCATAATAACAACCGAATTACAATCTAATTAAACAACTATATTATTTCTTAGTCTTTGGTTTATCGAATCTATTCTTATTTTCCTTTGCAACTTTAAGTTTAATATCACTATCGTACATTTTAGCAGCAATTTCTTTATCTTTAGCTTGAGATTCAAGATACATTCTTTCACGTTCCATACCTATCTTTTGTTGTTCAAGATTATTAGAAGCTTCTTGCATACGTTGTTCAGCAGCAGCTTTAGTAGCATCGCTAAGACCGTTATCAAAACTCATAATATTAGCATTAGCTTTAATCATTTCTATTTCACTATCTAGATATTTCTCTAATTCAAGAGTTTGTCTATCTTGTTCACCTTTGGCTGCAATTTTATCAAGTTCATATTGTTGTAACATTTGAGCGTTTTGTGCATCAAGTTGTTTCATTTGTTCTTCATGTTCTTGATTTAATTCAGCAAGTTCATCAAGTTGTTTTTTAATTTCCGCAGAGTTTTCTCCTTCAATAGCGGCAGCAGCCATTCTCATATCTCCATTCTGAGCAGCGCTAAAAGCTAATTCTCTATACTGTTCAAGTTTCTCTTTTTCTCTTCCAGAAAGTTTACATTTAACAACATAATCTGTAAGTATATGAGTATTGACATCAAGAGACATATAACGAATTTGATTATTATTATCTCTATAAGAAGTATTAAGTCCATCTATCCAAGCTAATTTAGAATAATCAATATCTCTATTATAATCATGCTCTCGCATAATATCAAACATAAATTCAACAATAACACTACCCATAGACCCACGAGCAATAGCTTCTTCGGTAGTACCTTTACCGGCAGATGTAGCAATCTCTCCATAACGTTGAGGAGTCATATCTACTTGATACATTGCTTTCTGTTCATTAGCTGTAATAAGATTTGTTAGTTGAGTGATATAATCTCTTGTATCTGCGTTCAACATACGAATCTGTTGAGATTTTAACATACCAGCATCATCAGTATCATCAATATAAAGTACTCCATCAGCAGCCATTTTATATATAGTATCTTCTGGATATTTACTAAGAAGAGAACGAGCAATAAGAAGTACATTAAGTTTATTCTTAGCTATTGCCATTTCTCTATGATAAGCAACTATATTACCAAATACTTGATAAGGTAATAAAGTACTTATAATACTAAATCTGCCATAACCTGGAATAAGTTCCATTAAACCATTATATGGAAGTTTACCATTACGGTTATAAGCAATAGATCTATATTTATAAGGATAAATAGCAGTATTACGAGTACCTATACGAACCGATTCATAAACTTGTGGTTCCCATACCCATTCAATACTAATATCTCCAATCTCAGGATTTAATACATATTTCTCATCAACTATAGTTTCAGTGATAAAACCATTAACTTGAGTTTTAAGAATACCTCGTTTTGCTTCTCCTCTCCAAACAACGTGCCATACATCATAAAGACCATTATTCATATCTCTAGCCATAGGACGGTCATCTTGATATTTCTTACGTTCATCTGCTGTAAACTTACCACAAACATCTTTATTATAAGAATAGTATTTATCAAAATTAAGAAGAGCACGTTCTCCAACAGTACCTACTGTATCTCTAGCATAGAAAGTATTAAGAAATTCAATTTGGTCTTTATCTAGATAATCAGCAAATTCATCCATTATTTGTTGATAACTAAGTTTACGGCGTTCAGCAAACATATCATAATCTTCTACAAGTAGATTATCATTAGGCACAGGATAAGCATCTCTGACACTTACTACACGTTTTATAAGTTTGTTGCCAGCAATTTCAGTATATGTATAAGCTCTACCAAATGATACAAATTCAAAATAAGCTCTAATATAAAGAGCTAAATCATCAGTTAAATCACGAATCACATTAAGAAGTCTTTGTCCTTGAATAGTAATATCGTCAATATAATCTTCATTAAACTTCTTAACAAATTCTTCTATATTAATAGTAGTAGAAGGATTAAATTGTTCAGGTTCGTTACCTTCATTAATAAATTGTTGATAAGCTCTTTCTATTTCTCCCGCTATTGCTTCTTCTGCAAGACCCATAAGTTCTTGATTAAGTTTTGCGTTTTTAGCTAAAACAACTTCGGGATTATTAGCTCCTACTATAAAATCATGAGGAGCTTTAAGATATTCTCCAACGAATCTCCTAATAACTCCATTCATCATATCATAGTTCCTCATTGTAGCAGGGAAACGTTTATATTTATCTTTAGTAGCATTATAAGGATTGAGAGCTTTACGATAATATTCTTCAGGTATATTACCATGAAGTATATCAAGCATTTCGTCTACATCACCATCTTCTTGAGAATCTCTAATACTTTGTGCTAGAGCTATAACTCCATCGCAACAGTTAGCATACCAAGAACTCTGTTGTCTTTCTTCATAACTAACCCTTTGAGAAGGGAAGTAATTTCTAGGAAAAGGATAATCCATAACTTCTTATTTAATTTAAAACCATTCACGTTCCATTATACTTTGTTGGTCTTCCGTATCTTCAACTCTTTTACGAAAAGCTAATTCAATCTTACCTTTAATATCAATACTTTTCCAATATATCCCAATTAATAACATTTCGGATATTCGGTCAAAGTTTCCCATAGCATTCCATTTCTTAATCTCTAGTATAGCTTGATAATCATATATACGATGAAACATATATACAGGTTCACCATTTTCATCTTTACCAATCTCTGTCCAAAGAAACTCTTTAAACAATCGTAGAGCATCAAGTTTTCTAGTACCTTCTGTTATAACATAACCATAAGTACTACTTGTCTTTTCTTTTATAGTAGCGTCCCAAACATAAAGAGGTTCATGCGCTAAATATCTAAGCATTTTCCATTTCTTAAAGTTAGATACAGTTTCACCTCTATTGACTTCCGGTATTCCAGTTCCAACAGCATTATACCATATACATAACATAAGAAATATATAATCAGCTTCTTCTAGTTTCTCAGGACGACCATAATAAGCAGCACACATTTTAAGTTTATAACCGTTCCGGTCATTAGGCATTTCCCAAACATGAATGCTATTATGAGAATGTTTATCAGTAATTTCATTTTTATCTTTATCAATACCGACAGGGTCATAACTAACAGCATAAGTTCCAGGTTTAATCTCACGAATACGTTTATCATTAATATAATATTCATCATATTCGGGAGCAAACCAAACTCTTACACAACCATGTGGGTCTTCATTACCTTTACGAGGAACTCCTTGAATCCAATCATAAACCTTAGCATTTGGGTCTTCAGCTTTTATACGAGCATTACTTTTAAATACTATATTGCCAGCTTCAGTTCTAAATAATTGTCCATCTACATAAAATTTATAACTATTATCTACACGAAGTTTTTCTTCCCACATATTAAGTTTCTCTCCAACAAATATGTTTTCACTTGCACTACTAAATGATTCAGCAGGGAATAAAGCTCTTTGTCCAACATAGCCAAGATAATCAGAAAAAGATTTAGCATCTTTTTTCTTCTTAGCTCGTCCACGAGCAGCAATTTTAAGACCTATTTCTATATTACTATTACCCCATTTATCAACTCCTGGTACTCCATCTATAACACCTTCTATGCCCCAAGCAAATGATTTAAAGAATCCACAAATCTCATTACGAGCGTCTTTATCCCATACATTTTCAAAAGGCATAAAATTATAAGCAAGAGGATTATAAAAGTTCTGTTCAAATATTTGCATATTAGTAGCAGTAGCAGTTCCCCAAGCAACTAACATACCGGTAGTAATATCTCCGACAGTCATCGCAGGTTCAGTAACTTTCATAAATTCGTCAAAATTCTGCATGGTAGATAACTCTTCTACATTAACTCCAACAGCATCTTTACCAATAGCACAGTCAGGGTCGTTATTTGCAGATACACTAATAAGAGAACTTTGCCAACTATCTTCTGCTTCAACTCCATTAGGTAATCTATATCCAAGACGAAAGTCTTCAACAGTAGGACTAAATATTCCTCTTCTAAATGGAGTCTTTTCTTCATAGAATTTTAGATTAGATACAGCAAAGTCTGTAAGTCCTCCTTTTTTAGTAAGATACTTCTTATCAGCAGCTACATTAATAAATACTTTATGTTTTCTAAGATTAACAGCATTGCTAGCTCTAGCTGCCATCATATAAGAAAAACCACCACGACGAGTTTTAACAATGATAATATGAAAGCCATTATCTTTAGCAAATTGAAGTACATTATGTGTCCAATATTGAGCATCAATAAATTTAGGAAAAGCATATTTCTTTTCAGCAGTAGATACATTCTTACCAACAACTAAAGTACTATCATCAGTAAGCTCCATGCGAGTATAATTAAGATAATTATAATAATCTCCTGTAATATGAATATCTTCTATATGTCCGTATTCATTAAGCCAGCATGGCGCATCAAAACCATTTTTACGTCTATCACATTCTCTTCTACGAAGTTGTCTATGTGGAATACTATCTGGTTTATAATTAGTGTACTTACCTTCTCGTAGATAAGTATCAGCCATCGCTGTAAATAGATTAGTATTAACGAAACGTCCACGTCTAATATTCATAAGAAATCCACCGCTATCTCCTATAAGAAAATTATTATAAGGGTCATAATATCCTGCCTCAGTAGCAGTTTTATATCGACTCTTATCTTCTTCTAAAAATTCACGAAATGGATAAACTTCTTTATTAGCCATATCTTATTTTATCAATAGAGTTAAAACAAGAACGGCGATACTACCAATAGCAGTACCGCCTAATATCTTGTTTCTACGTTTAGTAGAATTAATCTGTTTCTGTAATATCTGGACATTATTATAACATTTACTAAGTTCTATTTTATATAAACTATCTAAAGTATTATACTTAAGTCTTTCAAATTTAATAATAGTATCTTTAGCATTAATAATGTCAGGACAATGTTTATGTTCAATCAACTTAACATTAGCTTTGCGAATTAAGTCGATTCTGATATTTACTATCGTGTCGTTCCCCCGTAGGGGATGTGGAGATTCAGTTTGACACCAGCCGTTCAAACAACTCCAAACTAGCACTGTCATTAAGACTATTAGCTTCTTTAACTTCATCTTCAATAGTATTTTTAATATTAACAATTGTACTATCTTTTTGAGTAATAACTAATTCGATAGAATCAATTCGGACTCTATTAATAACACTATCTACATTTGTTAACCGAGTAAGTTCACTAATACTACTACTTATTTTATTAATTAATCTCACTTCATAAACAGTAATCAACGCTATGATTACTTGTATTATTAATATTTTCTTCATATCTTTATCGAATTAGTTATTGATTATTAGAAACCCGTATTTTAGCATATTACTTAATATCAGCAAGAATGTTCTCAAGTTCTTTTGTCCATTTACCGTCTTGCGGAATATTAACAATTCCTTGAGCACATTTTATAGCAGTACGTTGTCCAGCATTAACATTCATATCGAATAACTGTTCTGCAACTTCTTGACTTTTAAAATTGTCAAGATTAAAGCAGTTCCAATAGTTCTTTTTATATAAGTCTTGAACAGCTTTTTCAAGCTGTGGAGTTTTCTTAGCAATAGCTGCAAAAGTTTTAGGATGATGTTTCTTTAAGTCGTCTAATATTATCCAACCTATCCAATTAGGATTAGCTTTACGAGAAACTCCTTTATAAGTTTCCATGCCAGCATCATCTTTATCATTAACATATCCACCTTCCGCTACTTCTAATTTCTTATAAGCTTTAATAAATTCAGCCATAACCTATTATTTAATAGCATAAAAAGCTATAAAACAAAGACCAAATATAATACCAATAATGTCACAAATCAAATCTTTAGCGGAAAACTCTGTTTTCTTTGTGAACTTATCATATAGTTCTTTTCCAATGCCAAAACATAATACAATTAGTATAGCTAACCATAAGTCCATCAAAGGAGCTAATACCATAATCAACATCATACATACTAATAAATGAGCTAATCCATCAGCTCCTAAAACAGCAATAGAGTTACTGATTAACAACTCTATCTTCATAAGGAATTTCTTCATAATTTAATCTCCCCAAATAAAATAATAGCCTCGTCTTTGAAATTGTGGTCGTTTAAGACCTTCATTTTTATCGCATACAACTCGTATATCAGTACTACTAGTTACGATAGATTCAGCAGCCCAATATGCACTAGCATATTCTTTCTTTTCGCCAGATTCAATATGAATACGAATAACTTTTCTAGGACGATGATAATCATCTTTGAAAAATAGTTTTCGTTTACCGTTCATATCTTTGTCTTCTTTAATATTAGCATTAAAATCCATAATATTTTATTCATTAAGAACTCTATTAATCCAACCTCTTAAAAATTTTATGTTGTTGCCTTTACCTGCTATATCATTATAATAACGAATACGTTCAAGTTTATACTTAGCAACAAATAATTCAGAACTCATTGTACTATCTGTACGAATAATCCTAAGACTATCTTGACATCTACGAAGTTCTTCTTTAAGATAAACAACTTCTTGAATAGTCATAGAATCAGGAGTAGGAACATATACAATTTCTTTTATAGGTAAAGTAGTTTTATCATTAGTACAGTCATTAAATACAGCACCAAATATAAATATAATACTAATACCTGCAAATACTTTATAAAATAAATCCTTCATTATAAATCAAGTTTAAATTGTGTATTAACAGCACCAGCTTCAAGCTGCATACGTCTATCATTAAGTATTAGTTCAATTTCTTGTTTTCGATAAGGCATAACATAGAATGTTGTTTTCTCTTTAGGATTCTCTTTAATATGATAAAGACCATCAGGAAAACGTTTAGGTTGTCCATACTCATTCAATTCAAAGTCAGAATCAATATGACAAAGCCACATTCCAACACAAGGAATACCTAGAATAACTTCCACAGCATAAGCATACATACTAAGTTGTAGATTGTATATAGAACCATTACAATTTGGAAGGTTATTAACAGGTGCAAGAAGAGTTTCATCTTTAGTTATCCAATCACTTGTAAGTTGGGCAGGTTTTTGTCTTTTATCTTTTTTGAAATATCCAGACTCAAATTTAAGTCCTCCACGATTAGTTTTCCAATCTCCTATAACCATTCTATCTTCTCTAAGAAGAAGAACGTCAATAGTTCCACTGACTAACCAATCTAAAAGAAACATTCCAATCTCAGCATAAATCTGATAACCAGCATTTGTATATTGTCTGAATACATCATATATTTCGGGATACTTATGTTCGGTTAATTCTTCAAACTCTTCAACATCTAATATCTTATAATTACCAAGTATTGTAGGAATATCAGCAACTGTAATCATTTGTCCATCTGAACGTTCATCTAGATATTGAATAGCTTTCTTAAATTGACTTCCTCCTTTTATACCATCTTCCAAACCATTATGAGTATTAGAACCACGTTCGCAAGCTTCATCGCGAATAGTATCCCATTGTTGTTCTAATTTCTTCTCAGATATTCCCAACTCTTTGGCTTTCTTCTTCAACCAATAAATCTTATTAAACTTAGGTTGATATTGGTGTAAGATAGTAGTAGTACTAATATAGCTATTACCGAGCGTATCAGTATATTTATGTTGAGGCTCATCAAAAACTAGTCGAACATCATTATATCGTTTATCTCGTAGTTCTAACATAATTCTTATATTTATTCTTCAGTCATAGAACTTAATATCGTAACACCTCCACGAGCAGTTTGTTGTTCTTCTTTGTAAAGTAGATTTTCTTTTGCAGTATTAAGAGCTTTCATAATATTAGGTAATTCAGCAGTTTTCTTATTAAGATTATCCATAATACCTATTACAGTATTACTATCTTCAATACTTAATTCTCCATTAAGTTTATCAGTAAGCATTTCATTCATTTTATTAGCAGCTAATATAACATTATGAATACTTCTAAGAAGTGTTTCAACGGCAGCTCCAGCAACAGTTATTTCTGCTTCATAATAACGTTTAGCAAGTTTCCATACTAACAAATCTGGTTTATAATTAACAGGTAAATCAAAGTTTTCAATGGCTTTTTTAATAGCTTCATTATCGCTAAGTCCTTCTTGTTTACAAGGTCCTTTTGGGTCTGCAAGATAATATATAACTCCAACTTCTTTAATATATTGAGATTTATCTTTAGTTTTATCTCTAAGCCAAAGTAATTGAACGTCCTTATCTAAAATCTGTCTAATATCCGGAGCTTTAGGCATTCCGGTATCATCAACAGTTAATAGTTTATCTACTCTAATTTTGTTAGCCATTTCCTACATTTTCTTGATAAGCAAGTTCTACATCCCAATCAAAATCAATTGCCGTCCAATATCTTAATACATAAAGATAAACATTAGCATAAGCATCTCCGAATGCTTTCTTCTTCTCCATCCATATCTTCAAATTCTTCTTTCTAAAAGCATTCATCTTTCGTTTATGTATTTCAGCATTCTGCAAGTCTATCTTCTCTTGCCTCATTACCTTCTTACAATACGCCACATAATCTTCGCGAGATAATTGAGAACGTTTCTCTTTAAATTCCTTATAATGTTTTATAAGAGCCATCTTAATAGGACTTCTACGAATATTACCAATATAAGGCAATTGAACACATTTACCAGCAAGTAGTTGAGCGGCAGCTTCTTTTTCTAAAGAATCAATAATAGTTTTACATAATATTCTATCATCATCAACAACAAAATCAATATCATCAAGAATATTATCAGCATTTTTATATATTAAAACATAATCATCGTCTAGTTCAGAACTCAAAGGTTGTCTTTTAGGTTTTGGTACTTTAAATTCCATATCATTACTTGTAAATTAAGAAGCGATAGAAAGTTTATGACGTTTAAGATATGTCGATTGATTTCGTTCCCCCGTAGAGGATGTGGATAAAAGCAGTATCATAACTTCTATTGCTCCATCTTTAAAACTAATAGCAGATAATTTTAATTCGCAAGTCCAGATTGTTCTCCATTAGCAACTATAGGTGCTTTAGGAACTTTAAACGAACATTCAGGTACAATATCTTTTTTATAACCTCCTGCAATATCATTAACAGGAATCATACGAAAGTCTACAAAGTAACAATCCGGAGCAAGTTCTTTAGCTTTGAAGTCTGAACAAGTACCATCGTTAAAATAAGCTCCTGTAATAATAGCTTTAGAAAGTTCTTCATCAGAATTACAATAACGACCAACAGTAGTAGGGTCTAGAACATTTTGCGGAATATTGATAAGAACAGAACGTTCAAGATTCGCAGCAGGAATAATAAGTCTATCCATAATTTCGCAACCGTTAGCGTTAGTATCTCCTTCATGAAGTTTTGCAAGAACAGGTATACATTTAACCATACTTGTTTTATTGTTCTTTACGTTGCTAACTACTCCATATAAACGCTCTTTATAAATAAGAGCAACAACAGCGTAATATTGAGGAACTACAATACCTTCAAGAAGTTTCTCCAAATCTTCCTGTTTAATCTCTTCAAATTCGGTCGGTACTAGAATGTCATACGACATTTTGTCACTTTCAATTTTAATCATGTTAGTTATTTATTTGGTTTAACAATAGCATTAAGTCCTAAAGCTCCAATTTTAAGCTTACTAGGTTTAATATCTTGTTTCTGTTTAGTTCGTTGTCCCGAACGATAAACGTAATCAATTTCTTGTGGTTTATTTGGTTCTTGTTTCATATCAAAAATTCGTTTTGCACAACAGTACGCATTACGTACGAGACTACAAAGATAAAACCCGTATTTAACAGTTTTTTAACATTTGCCTATATGAGTAAGGTACACACGCTCGCGCGCACGTATATAAGGTACGCCCACGCGCGCACGTATATAAGGTACACACGCACGC